CTATTATCCATGTATACAGATTTAGAAGATAGAATGTCAACTCAACCAGCATCTAGTATTGATCATTATCATAATGCATTTGATGGTGGATATGTAGATCATGTATTGCGAGTAATTGAATGTGCTCATGAAGTATATGATTTATGGACACGTATGGGAGCAGATATGTCTGGTTATACAAAAGAAGAATTAATGTTTACAGCATTAAATCATGATATTGGTAAAATGGGATTTCCAGGAGAAGGTAATGAAACATACATTCCTAATGATTCTGAATGGCATAGAAAAAATATGGGAAGGATGTATAAGGTTAATCCTAACAACCAATTCACCCTCGTAAATGACCTATCTATTTGGTTATTGCAACATTATGGTATTAGCATCACTTGGAACGAAATGTTAGGAATTAAATTGACAGATGGTTTATATGACGAATCGAATAAACCATATTATATGTCTAGAACAGCAGATTCTAAATTGAAAACTAATTTAGGTTATGTAATGCATCAAGCAGACCATATGGCAGCAAGGATAGAATATGAAAGGTGGAATAAAAATAAGCCAATTACAACAACACCTATTAAAAGAAAAACAAAAACAATAACTAATCCTGAAACAAAAGTTAATGCACAAGAAATGTTTAAGGATTTATTTGGAGATAACAAATGATAACAACAATAATAATTTTATCAGTAATATTATTAGCATCAATATTTGTTAATATTAATCAATTAAGAAAACAAGAAAATCAATCAGATTATATAAATGAATTAGAATCATCAAATACTGAATTTTATACATTTTTTAAAAAATTAAAAAATCAAATTGGCGAATCAAATTCTAAACTAAAACAAGTTGATAGGTTAGGTTCATTTGAAGCAGATGATGAAACAGGATTTGCATTCAAAGAATTACGTGATATATATGATGATTTAAATAAGGGATTTTAAATGGGACCAGTAGATAAGTTTTATAAATGGCATAAAGAAGAAATGGAATATCTCGAGGAAAATGGTCCTCGTGTAAAGAGAGGACGTAAACCTAGCAAGAAACAATATTTCACATATATGACAGATCAAGCAATTATTGCATATAATACAGACCCTAGTTGGTCAAAAAGAAATAGAGTATTTAAAGATCATATAAATTATCCATTTAATAAGTTAGTTGAAAATATTTATCATACATTTAAATTTTCATATTTCGATGTTCCATATGAAGATATTAAAGCTGAAGTGGTTGGATTTTTAACTGAAAAAATTGGTAAATTTCAGGAAGGTAAAGGAAAGGCATTTTCATATTTTTCAATAATAGCAAAAAATTATCTTATTATTCAAAACAATTCTAATTATGCTAAAATGAAAGCTCGTCGAGGAGTTGAAGTAATAGATGAAAGACGTAATATTCAAGCAGAAGTAACATTATCTGATAGACAAGAAGCATTACGAGATTTTACTAATCAATGGTGTGATTGGTATGATTTACATATTAATAGAATATTCACAAATAAACGAGATATTATTGTAGCAGATACGATATTAGAATTATTTAGAATTAGAGATAATATAGAAAACTTCAACAAAAAAGCTCTTTACATTCTTATAAGAGAAAGAACCGGACTAAAAACTCAAAATATAACTAAGGTTATTAATATAATGAAACGTGATTATATGAAAATGTTTACTGTTTATCAAAAGTCTGGACACATTGTAGACACAAATCGGTAATTCTCATATTTATATAAAAGGATTATTATGAGTCAAGAATTCGAATTATTTAAAGGAACAAACTTTTCTGATTTGATGCGTGATGTATATCATAATTCAAAAAAGAAGTCGCGACAAATAGATACATTAATTAAAAGTTTAGAACCTATGATTAAAAATATAGGCGATGCAACGGTTATAGTTCCATTAATTAAAGACTATTTAGAAGTATCAGTTAAAAATGATGATGCATTAGTAAAATTAGCAGCTGTTGTACAACGATTGGTATCTGTAAATCATAAAGACGATGATGGTAATGAATTTGGATTATCTGATGACGAACGATCGAGACTTCTAGAAGAGGCTGAAAAAGAAATCGATACTATAAAAAAATTAAACGAACAAAAAGATAATGTCACAAAAAGCTCTACAATTATATCTAGGTCAAGTAGTACAGACGACCAACCCACTTCAGTTTAATTCAGGTTATACTGATGATGAAACTGGAGAAGATTTACCCCCAGGTAGTATTCGTGTACGATTATCTGCTGGTGAAGGAACTACTGTTACTGAAGAATATGCAGTCCCAGCTGATCCACATATTTCTAGAATACCTTTATTTGGTGAACAGGTAATATTATTTTCAGCAATACGAGGTACCGCTGTTGCAAAAGGAAGTGAACGGCATTATTATTTGCCATTTACATTAAATATACATGATAATGTTAATAATAATGTCATGCCATTTCTTTATGATAATGTATTAGATATACAAGATTTTCAATCAGATGGTATTACAGTATTAAATGAAAATGGAGAGCCAGAACAATTATCATTTGATACAGAAAGAGATGTTGTACGAATACAACCCTTGCAAGGTGATACTATAATACAATCACGATATGGATCTGTTTTACGATTTTCTGGTACTCATGCAGAATTAGGTCCATATAAAGAAAAACCATTTTTTCGTGACGGAAAGGTTGGTGACCCATTTATAGCTTTAACATGTGAAGTAAAAGGTACAACATCAGGTGATAGTTTAACTGATTATTATAAAATAGAAGATCCAAATACTGATAAAAGTTTTATATATTTATCAAGTACACAAAATCTTACAAAATTAACTTTTGCACAAGATAATTTAGGAACAGGATTCCAAGATGGATATCAAAAACCTCAAGTAATAATAGGATCTGATAGATTGATATTTAATGCTAAAAATGATGAATTAGTATTAGTATCAGCTACAGATGTAAAAGTTGCAACACCATCATGGGCCATGGACATGGACAATTTTTTTACAGAAGTTCAAAAATTAGTTGATACATGTGTTAAATTAGCAGAAGGATCTTATGTTTATTCAACACCAGCTGGACCGACAGGACCTTCGTCTGCATTAGGAGATCTAAAAGCAATTCAGACAAAAATAGACTCAATGAAACAATAAGAGAAACATTATGCCATTAAATTTACCAGGATTACAAGCTGATATAAAATCGGCTCTAGATCAACAAAAAAGTAATACCGGAAATCAAGCTGAAGCAGTACAACAACTTTCTTTAAAGTTAGCTACTGCGATTGACAAATATATAAGATCAGGTTTAGTTATTACAAACCCCGGTCAAGCTGTAGCAACAGCTGGTTCCGCGGTAGCACAAGTAGGCGCAACATCAGCACCAGGAACTGGCCAAGTTACATGATTAGGATCATCAACAAAAAATACAACTTATTGATCTGTATTAACAGCTGATTAAATATCCTATAATTTCACCGATATACATATTTATTATTAAATAAGGAGAATACTATATGAGTTCTAAATCATTCGTTAAAATATTACGAAAAGTTATACGAGAAGAAGTACGTGCAGCAGTTACAGAAATATTAACTGAACAAAAAACCGATCACAACAAAGTTATATCCCATGGATTAGATCTACATGGTCTAACAGAAGGTGTTCCAAAAAGAAAGAAAAAGAAGTTTAGTAAAAATTCAATGCTAAATGATATATTAAATGAAACATCTGGAATAACACGTGATGGTCCATTAGTTGGACAAGATTATCCTAGTATGAGTAATTTCAAATCAGATATGGCAGATTCATTTGGTCTTTCACAACAACCACAGTCATTGGCAACAACGGATACAACTGGTAAACCGGTTAATATGCAAAATAAAAAAGTTGCTTCAACAGTTAATGCAATGACAAAAGATTATTCTGCATTAATGAAAGCAATAGATAAAAAGAAAAATAAAGTATAATAAATGGCAAGGGCAGTATATCAATATCAACAAAGATTAGAAAAGCCAGATGTTGCATTAGGAATATTACTTCCTATGAACAAATCAGCTAATAGACATCATGATGTACTAAACTCTGCAGCTTATGGCGACGTAGATAATTATGCTTCCGGATCAATTGGAGGAGGAGGTGTATTTGCTCAATCATATACAACAGAAGAACAATCTATTAGTAATTTAAAAAATTTATTGCTAACAGCAAAGGGTGAAAGATTTATGCAGCCAGATTTTGGCACAAGGATAAGACAAGTACTTTTTGATAATAATACAGATAATATTCGACAAGAATTAAAAGATACATTAACAGAAGATATAGAATTTTGGCTACCGTATATTGAAGTCAGTGATGTTGTTATAACTACCGATCAAGATCGTTATACTTTACAAATACAACTTTCATTTTTAATAACATCAATAGGCGCAAACATAGTAATTAATATCTTGCTAAATGAAAATTCATTAATAGTATCTGATCCATTAACTTCTACCGGTACTGATAATAATGAACTTACACAAGTTGGTTCAATTGGTGCTGCAACAGCATTTGGTGCTGGTGGAGGAGGAGGTGCAATTGTTGGTGGAGGAGGATATTAACAGAGACATTATATGGCAGAACTAATTAAAAAAGATGTAAAATATTTAAATAAAGACTTTGCACAATTCAGACAAAACTTAATTAGTTTTGCAAAAAATTATTATCCAAATACATATAATGATTTTAATGAATCGTCGCCTGGTATGATGTTCATGGAAATGTCTGCATATGTAGGAGATGTTTTATCATATTATACAGATCAATCGTATCGAGAATCTTTACTAAATTCTGCACATGAAAGTGCAAATATATTAGCATTATCTCAATTATTTGGATATAAGCCAAAAAGAAATACACCATCAACAACAAAAATAGATGTATTTCAATTAGTTCCATCCAAAGGGGCTGGAGATGAAATTGAACCAGATCTGAATTATGCATTGACAATTGGTGGCGATATGCTTGTTAGTGCAGAAAATGGGACTTCTTTTCATTCAGTTGAACCTATCGATTTTAATCAAGAACCAGAAATAACAGTATATGAATTAGATAGTGGCGGAAATGTTGCTCGATACTTATTAAAAAAACAAGTTGATGTTGTATCCGGAAAAGTAAATCAAACGACATTTGAGTTTAATGAGCCTAAGGTTTATGATAAAATAGTATTACCAGAAAATAATGTTATTGAAATACTTAAAATTACAGATGAACAAGGAAGAGAATGGACAGAAGTAGATTATTTAGCTCAAGACACTGTTATGGAGGATATTGCAAATATACCTTTCAATGATCCAGAACTATCTCAATATCGATCATCCGTACCTTATATTTTAAGATTAAAAAGAACTGCTAGACGATTTGTAACTCGAGTTAGAGAAGATAATAAATTAGAAATATTATTTGGATCTGGAGTTAGTTCAGATGCAGATGAAGAAATTATTCCTAATCCAAAAAATGTAGGAATGGGATTAGAATATTTAAAACGTACAACTACCTCAAATATTGATCCTTCAAATTTTTTATATACTAGTACATATGGATTGGCACCGGCAAATACAGTATTAACTGTACAATATTCATATGGTGGTGCAGTAGCTGAAAATGTTGGTGTAAATACGATCACAATAGTAGATTCAGTTGAATATTTAAATGAGATTGCAGCAGTAGATTTAGACGAAACAAAAAATACAGTAGCCATTACTAATCCGGAAGCAGCCACCGGTGGTAAGTCGCAACAAGAT